GCCTTAGCATCGGCAACTTCTATTCCTGTCTCAATACCGCGCTCTGATAATTCTACGGCCCTCCTGTCAACCAAATAAGTTGAGAAGTCCCGCCACAATACAGGGTCTTTAACTTCATTGAGAATATTCTGCAAGGACTCTCCGGTATAATTCGGTATGGCATTTCCTTTGGCGTCCGTTGTCCAGAACTGTTTTCCGAAGGTACCATTTTCCAAAAAGGTCGTAGCTTTACTGGTCACACCCCGCAATAATCTGGCAAGAAGATAGGGATTTTCCTGAATGGATAAAGCAGCGGCACCCTTCTTGACTTCCTCGACGATACGCCTTATCGGGTCAAGGTCATCGACCATCTTGTACTGAAATTTATGCCATCCCTGCTTTATCTTCTGCTTGAATGATGGCTCAGCATAGTCAGTTGCTATCCTACTGAATACCCTGCCAGTAGCACCGCCCTCAGCATTCGGGGCTTCAGTATAAGCGGATGCTATTGTTTCTCCTTCAGGGTTCTCAATTGTAACCTGTCCCACTTCCCCGGCAGCCTCAGGAGTTACCTGTCTCCTGATGATATTATCGGCTTCCCTCTGGTCTAGCTCTGCTATCCGCTCATCAGACCAGCCAAGTTCTTTTAGCTGATTGGTGACTTCAGGTGTTTTTTCAGTAGGAATTTCCGAGGGACGCGGTGGTTCTTCCGGCTTTTCCTCATATCCGACTGCCTCAGCATCAACCTGGCCTTCTTCCACCAGTTTCTTTTTAAGTCCATCGAGGGCTACTTTATCCGCTTCGGTTTTCGGCTCTATCTGCCGGAGTGTGGTTTCCTTGTCTACCTGCTCGGTAGCCTTTTCGACCTGAGCCTTCCCTTCGTCCGTATCGGCCACGTTGTCCAGGGCTTTTTGCGTGGCGGCTTCCTCCGTCATACCCTGCGCCTGGAAGTTAGCCTTATCGTTATCGAAATTTGCTTTTTGCTCAGGTGTCAGGTTGTTCGCTACTCTTTCCTGAATACGTGTTATGATATCGGCGCCGCCTCCCATTCCGATACCGGCAGCAGCACCGAGAGCAAAGACCTCCTGCATAGCCGGGTCTTTAATCATCTCAGCTAATGCCCTGGTATCGCCCTGCGCCCTGAGTTGGAGCATCTCCTGGTATACTTCCTCACCACCTTCAGTCAGTCCGGTGAAGGCCAGTTTACCAGCCACATTAGCTACGCGGAATAATCCGCTTTTCGCCATCTGGCCGAATACTCTGGCCGGTTCAGGAGCGAAGGCAAGCCCTATCTGCGCGGCATCCAGCCCCGCCAGCTTCAGGTTGTCAACAAAAACTTTATTAGCTGCAACCTCCGCATCTTCGTGGGATAGCCCCCTGTTTCTCGCAGTATCATAAGCTCCGGCTGCCTCCATCGCTGATTCTATCGGCCTGCTTAAAGTAGCAGCAACAGAACCGGCTATGGCCTGTTTGGCAATAGTGCCAAGAACACTTTTAGCAAAACTGCCGACAATAACCCTGCCTGCTATGGAAGCTCCAAGAGAATAGCCGCCGATCCCAGGGATAGCCAGCATCATCAGGTTCGGTAGCATCCTGACGCCGCGGTTTATCCACCACTCACCGTTAAATAGCTGCTTCCAGCTAAAATCGCCGAGCTCATCTGGTTTGAGTTGTACCTGCATGAACTGGCCGACATCAACAATCTTCTGGCCTATTCCCTCAGCACCGAGCCATTTGAGGACACCGCCAGCATTGGCAACCAGGTCTCCGGTACCGGCGGTAAAAGCAGGCAGAAATCCAGACCTGGCCTGCTCTGCTTCTTTCTCAATGGTCAGAGCGGTCTGGCTGAAATAGTTGATAAGCTGTGCCTCTGTTATTCCTTCGTACAGAGTTTTAACAAGTCTCTCTGTTTCGGCATTTCTTCCGGCAGCAATCAAATCCCGCCTTAATGTTTCGGGGTTTTGTAGCAGGTAGTTGGTCATCTCGTCTTTGTTACGTTCTTTTACCAGAAATGGCAAAGCTTCCTGAAAAGTATCGGGCAGAAAGACCGCATTGATATCCCTGTCCTCCAGGCCGAATCCCCTCAGTATGGCCTCGGTATCCGCGCTTCTGCCCCTGGAAGCAAGGTCTTGTATGAATGTATCCGGGTCTTCGGCAACGAGTGACTGGAAAGCCAGTACAGTTTCCTCCGGCGTTTCGGTACCTGCGAATGATTCGGGGTAAAGATTACGCAAAGCGGTATCAACATTAGTCGGGATTACCGGCAATGGCGGCTGCTGGACAGGCTTAACCGTTGCTGGAGAAGGAATAGTTGGCAGAGGGATACCGCCGTAAAGGGCGCCTTCTCTCGGTTCGGCAGGTTCGAGCAGGAAATCTTCGCCTTCGGGTACGTCATACCCAAGCTCTACAGCCTGCTGGTGGGTAAGCCAGAGAGGTTTAGTCAGATATTTCTGGGATAGCGTACCCTCTTGCCTGGCACGTTTCAGAATATCGTACTGAAGCCTGTTGGCATATTCCCTGACAGACCTTACTTCGCTGACCATCAAATACCCTTCGGCAGTTGCGGCTTTCTTCGCCTTATAGATTCCCTCAATCTTTCAGTAAGTGGTATCTGGGAGTCCGGGATCATCATCTGCCTGTTGATAGCCTTGTTAATAATCTGGTCAGAAAGTAGTTTAAGCTCTTTATCCTGGAACGGCATTTTTAAGTCTCCTAACAGGATTATCTACATCCTCTTTAGATGAAAATATTTTTCGCTTGCGGGAATGTACCCAAATATCCTGTGAATCATGGCCGCTAAAGGTCTTGAAAGTATGCCGTCTGATAAAAAGACTGATTATCCAATTCAACATTACGCTACCTCCGCATTAACGGTTTCTTTTTCCAGTTCACCAGCTCCGGGAGGTTCGTTCTTCCGGGTTGTCCGCATAACTTCACCGGGCTGGCCGGTGCCGGTACCGAGTGACCGGGTTAGCGACCTGTCGCCCGGCGCGGGAGTGCCGCTAACTCTCATTACCTCATCGCCGGTCTTCCCTTCCAGGGCCAGACCCGCTTCGGCAAGGAGCAGTTTAGCTTCCTGCTTCAATCCCTGCTTCTCCATCTTCTGTGCCATATCGAAGAAGGCAAGAGCCCGGCTGGTTCTCTTAGCCTGCTGTACGGTAAACTTCTCATCGACATCATCGTAGTCTTTGTATTTCAGGATATTTTTTCTGATACTCCGGTCATCCATCCAGCGTTGCGCCATATCAGCCAGGCCATAAGCGGCGGCGGTTTCCTCCGGCAAGGCAGTTATATACTCAAAGTCTGTGGTATATTCGCCCTCCAAGTCCTTAGCAGTATAGGTACTGGCCTTGCCTGCCCTGCCTATCTTAGCTTCCAGGTTAAATAGCTCGAACTGTCGCCTGGCTTCCTTGAACATCTTATGCTTGAAACGGGCCATTGTATTGTTTCTCGGGGTAAATACCTGCCGTGATGCTCCGGCGAGGGTAGCGATTGCCACCTGAGATAACTGGAACTGGAGGTTTCCCCAGTCTATGTGACTGATTGAGCCCCGCTGCAAGGCACCTCCGAGAAGTGCCTGGAAGAACCGGGTCGAAGCCTGGATATCGGGAGCGTCTATCTTCTGCAAGCCCTCGGTTGTCTCCAAAGCCAGGATACGGCCCAGCCTATAGAGAGGTTCGCTGGGTAGTTTTCTACCGGAAACACTCTTTAGCACCTGGGGCGGAGCAAGGGTAAGCATGTTCTGGGTCTGCATGATAGAGGCTATCCGGTTAAGCTCGGGGTAAAGTTCCCTGTTAGCGGAGAATAACGATTCGCCATGCATTCTGAGTGCCCGGTCGGATGTCTTAAGGTAGGTCCCCTGCTGGCAAAGTTCGATAGCGAACGGCGGTCTGCCGCAAAAATTAGGCCACACTCCGTAAAGATTATTACCAAGGAATACCATTTCGCGGGTATTGTCCCAGAAGTCCCACCGTCTTACCGTTGATGCATTATCACCCTGCCACTGATAATCGGGGTATTCCTCTTCGCACTCATCTTTACTGAGGTCGTCCCAGAACGCGACTTTACTCAACCCGCTCCTGCCGACAGCGAATACAAGCTGCCGGGTATCTATCGGCATAATATCCGCTTCAAAGTAATCTCTTTCCTGGGACAATAAAATCCGGGCTGCTACCCGGCCCCGGATATCTATCTGCTCCCATGAATAAGCGTCAACAGGCGGCATCATGATATCACTCAGTCTCTCGTTGGCGACGTACATCAGGTCGTGCCACCAGTTTTCTATCATTCCGGTCTGGTGTCCATCAAGTTCCTTACCGTTACGGAAGCCGTTTATTTCTATGACTTCCTCGGTTTCATTCTGGACGGCGAGCACTCTTTCGCCAAAGACCCGCGCATCATTCATGGTTACGTTGATAACATCTTCGAGCAGGTCGCCTTTAGCGTCCCGCAGCTCGTAAGGTTCCTGAGTCCAGAGTTTCTCATCTGAATCCATCCGCTTGAACACGTGCTTACCCCAGGCGTGATTCACCGAGTTAATCCAGTCGAGGTCGGCATATCCTGTAGGGGTAGGGGCGGGGGCGGTATCGAGTGATGATGAAGGCGGGTATTTCTTACGGCGCTTATCGGCGTAGGTTCCGGTTGTCATACTCTTCTCCCTACGAGTGCGGTATCACCGCCGCCCGGTGCGGCTGACAGTGGCCTGAACAGTGTGTGCATATATCTCTCGGCGTCCATGAAGTGAAAGATGTCCTTGTCCTGAATCCTGTTTGTCGGGTTATACATATCGTCAAGCTCGCGGGAATAGGTCATCTTTTCCGAAAGATAGTTCTGGCATGTACGGAATACTCTTTTCTTACCCAGCTTTTCATAACCATATACTCTTAATATACCAGATTCTACGTTTCCGTCAAGAGGTTTATCAATTCTCCAGCCAGCCTGAGTGTAATCGCCGCGCCATCCTTCCTCGGTAGAAGACCCTCCGACACGGGCGGCGATACGTTCTCCTTTCGATAGTTCCAGCCAGTTAGTGACGTGCTCGAAGGTAGACAGGGAACCCTCGCAGTATTCCCGGTAGATATACATATCCCCGGTTTCGGGGCTAACGGCCATCCAGAGCGCAACCGTATTAGTGGGGCCGAAATCGTGGCCGACATAGCGGGGCCAGTGGACAGGGATATCGAACGGGTCTATTACGCAGTTCGTGGAATCGAAGGCATCATAGATAAGCCCGGCTGGCCTTGAGTATCTTCCCCGGTGGAACATATCGAATTTCCAGGCAGGCATCATACGGCGCAGGCGGAGAAACTCTTCCTCCGGGAATGTGGGATTAACGGTAGAATCGAACTGGATGACATCTATATCCGGGTCGGTGCCGTTTTTCCAAGGGTCGTAGATATCGGTTTTAAGCCAGCCCAGGCCGTAAAGCGTGGTTGTAATAAGAATCCGGGCCTTGTTAATTAAAGTCCGGCGTTCAACAGCTTCCCAGGTTTCCCGCTTGAACTGCAACTGACCGGCCTCATCGAGCCAGACGCCCTTAACTGTAGCCGATTCCATAGATTCGGGGTTCTGGGCGGAGCCGATCATAACTCTAGTGGCCTGTTCCGCGTCGGGGAACAGTACGTAATCGGAATCGGAACGCCTCGCTTTTTTTGTCCAGTATGTAAAAATCTTCTTGTTGTCGTTATAGGAGCCGTAGTGGTACAAATCCTCGAAAACGTAAAGAAACTCCGGCAGAAGTTTCCGATCCAGCAGAGGGAATGTGGAAGTACCGATGAGATAGTCGCCGGGGCCGCGCTCCCTGATTTCTCTATCCAGCCAGTGGGGGCCGTAACTCGTCTTCCCTCCCTGTGACCCAGCCAGCATAGCAATCTTACGTTTCTTAGAGAGGTGGACGCGTGTTTGACCGGGGTGAAGGTTCAACCGGAGGGTGCCGTCTCTGGATACTTCCCTGAAGGGTACTGTTTCGACGGTATGGGTTGTCATGCCAGGTTCCCCTTAAATACAAAGTGAGCGATACAGCCCATCTGTTTGATAGCGACAGCCCCGCATTCGGGGCACCGGATTTCAGGAATCTCGGGAGATAGAACGAGCCTGTCAAATTTGTGGCCGCATTGTGGACAGACGTAGCTAAAGAGCGGCATCGTTACACTTTTCCTCCGGCATCGCTTTTCCTCCGGTATCGAGTTTTCCGTTCGCTGCGTGTCCTGTGGTATTCTTCGATAAGTTCGATTAGCTCGTTAAATATCCTGGCGGTTTCCCTGTCTAGCCAGTCCTCTTCACGGTTTACCGGATAGGAATCGCTGTACCGCATCTTCTGAGGGGTTTTATCAGAAACTACCATCGTTATACTCTTCCTCCGGCATCGTTATACTCTCACTACGTCGTCAATAAGATTATACCACATAAATGCAAGTGTTTCTCATACCTTTAAATGTTTGTGCCTGAAAGTTACCGAAACGGTAACTTTACGCTCAGACAGGGTAAAGAAAGTAACAAAGAAATAGCTTTTTCTTATTAGTATATATAAGTACCATTATATATTAAGTAGCTTTCTTTCTGAAACGAGTATGTAACATTTTTAAAAACCTCCGACACTAACTGAAACTAAATGTTTGTGCCTGAAACTTACCGAAACGGCATTACATAATGCGATGTTACAGTCGGAGTCATCTCTCCGGTTTGACAGTTCGCAAGGCATTACATAGATACTCTAGGTATAGATTTTAAATGTTCGAGACTAAAACTTACCAAAACGGTAACTGCGACCTGTCCCTTTATAACCAAAAATATAGCCAACTTCCCGTTTTGGCATTACATAATAAATCGAGACCTCGAAAGTTTATAACAGAAACGAAATCAAATCCTCCTGGCTACAGCCACTACCCCTTAAATCTCTCCTTACCACTCCCTACCTCGCTCTAGCTCCCTTATTCATATAAGAGTTACAAAGTATTGCAAAACAAGTTACCAAAACGGTAATTTCTACTCCTGTCCAAACTTACCAAAACGGTAACTTTTAGACTCAAACATTGCTTAGATTACATAACTAAAATGACCCCCCCAGTCTCAATAGTTACACTACATATCTCTTTTTCTAATGTTATGTCGTGCCAAAACGGTAACTTCTTGAATCAAACTTTTACTTAAAAAATTTATTGTCAACTAACACACTGTATCACTACCGAAAATCACGGAGGTTCTTATTTGAGATATCCTAATAGCCCACGCCTGAGACCCGATAACCTATTGAAAATCCGTGCCTAAATAACAACCTCCAACTAATACTTATGTAAATAACCTTTTGGCGGATAAAAAAAAGTGGGGGGACAACTATAAGATTCATTATGAGAGGATTTACGGGCCGGCCCCCGCGAAGATTCCTACATGATGCCGGGTGGGTAGACTTTGGTTCGCACTATAACTCTTAT